GCGGCATGTGTTGGGGTATAACGCCTGCCAATCAATGATTATGTGTGTTAAAACCACTAGAGCGCCCCCCGAAGGTATTTTCTCTAGCTGGTCTTACTTGAACGCATCTTACAAGTAGTAGATACTGTATGGATTTGCGGAAGCCATACAGGTGAAGGATGATGAGTGTGGGTGAGAGTTTACAACTCAACATGACGTAGTTTTGATAAAACCGTGTCGATGGTGTGTTGAGTGATGGTGGAATTAAGCTGGTCAATTGTGCCAGTCGGTAAGTTGATGCCTACCTTGGTAATCCATCCATCATAAGCGGTGCGAAGTTCAGCGCTAACATCCTCAGCCAGTTTGGTGGAATCTAAACTAGCTAAGGCTGCTGGGGAAGCACTTGTTGGTGCGGATGGATTGAGGAATTCTATCTCATATTCCATCCACAATACCCCCAAGCTGACTGGACCTGTGATTGAAGTGGTCGTTGCTACTGGAGTGTTCACGAGTTGAATCACTCCAACTCTAGCTGCACCGGACTCTGTTGATGACGCGCTCGTCACATACTGTGGTAACCGATTAAGTTGGTTTGGTCGGACCACAAGCGTCTGGGATTGGGAAACATGCGCTGACTGGGCATAAACATTACCTGAAATCTGGTCGAAGGTTGTTGGTGCCACAGGACTTGTGTCAGCATCGAAGTACATGCCCACTTGACCAATTGCTGTTACTGGTTGTGAGGGCTTGAACTCAAAGAGCAGTTTCTTCACTCTGAACTTGTCATACAGAGTGGCGTACTGCCCGATCCATTTGTTGGACCCAATGTTTCCTGACCCAGGGGACGGAACGGGTGTTGCGCTGTTGACGAACATGAAGGCTATCGAATCGGTTCCTACAGCAACATTGCCTGTTGTTGCAGTTCGGTTGATGGTTTGGATTATCTCCCGGTTGATGACACGAACTCCGTTTCTGATAGGATCAATGCGCATTCTGGCGTCTGGCATAGAGTATGCCGAACCTGCAGACATTTGTGCCTGCGGTTGTATGAGGTATGCTCTCTGCTTTCCCATGGTAGCGCGTAATTTGCTACCCCTCGAACGATTGCGACCTTGTCTCTTAATAACTGTTGATCTAGTCATTACTGGTCACACGTCCAAGGACTCTATTGAAAAGGAAACTCCTCAAAGTCCACCTCGAGACTTACTTTGCGGCTCAAGGTGCACGTTTCAATTTCAATTTGTTCATCAGGAGATATGCCCCAGGCTTCTTGATAAGATAGCCGGCATTCATAAGTTGGTTGAATGACTTGCGCCCTCTTGGGTCGGACATACTCCTTGTTGGCAACATAATGTAAATCGGTGACCATTCTCTTTTCAGAGAAGGAGCGGAGCTTCTCACCGATGTACTGACCTATGGGCAACCCTAAGCCCAAGGCAACTTCACAATCCCCGATACTAGCCAAATAAATAGGCTGTTGTTTAACTGAAAGGGACTTTACAGTCCACGGGGTGCGCATCAAAGTGCGGTATGGATTACGAACCATCCGCCATGAAGCGCCATCGAATACAGGTCGTGTTTGACAAAACTCAACATGCTCAAACTGGGTTGTGGTCTCCAGTTTTGTTGTCATACCAAACTGTTTAAAATACTCCATTGTTGGAGTGAGTTTGGTGTCCTCAACGATCAAGACACTGTCGTCTCCATCAACATAAAAGCAGGCTTCCAAATTAAAGAAGTCACTGAAGGATTTCAGTATTGCATAATTGATGATGGAGTTACCTAGTCCGGTGTTTTGGTCCCCGGACATTCTGGTAGCTATTGTTCGATAGAATGTACCATTCTTTGTGTATCCTTTGTTGTCAAGCTGTAGATCAAGCAAGAACCTAAGTTCATCACTTTCAAAACAATGGTTATAAAACCAATGCTCGAGCATCAATAATTCAACACCAACGTGGGCATCAAATTTAGAATGGTCCAATAGCAGAGCTTTTGGGCAGGAAAAATGTTCCCATTTAAGGAACAGATCCTGAGCCCGCTGTGTCTGATTCCGGCTTTTGGCAAAGATCGGAGTGTCACTTTTGTCTGTGAGTGTGTAGACGTGTTGTTCGATAGGGTGAAGATATGTTGCTAGCCTCAAGCAGTATCTCTTGGAACGGTATTGTATGCAACGAGGATTGGAATATTCGTCCTCTTCCGGTTCCATGCCAAGAAATGATCTGACGACTGCTGTTCGCTGATATTTGTCGTCTTTCAGGAACATTTTAACCGCACCATCTGAAACACTCAGTGGTTTGGTTTCAAGACTTTCCTGAGCTTGAAGCATTAATGCCCTCTTCGTACCAGCACATCGGGAAATGATGTGCTCTTCACTGGTAGGAGGACAATGTGCGATGAAAGGACGCAAAACCTTCTTCAGGTTTGCGTTAGATTTGAATCTGTTCCCATCATCGACTTGGTGTCGTTGTTTGAGTGCAATCAACTCGTTACAAACACAGCTTTTATCTGTGTAGATGTAACCTTGATTAAGCTCCGGCAAGCTATACTCAAACAATTTGGTCGTTGCGCGTTTGCAAGCGCATTCGCACGCCCCGGCGTTAACCGAACTGCCCGGAAGGGTTGGGAATGATGATAATTTCCCACTCTTACAGACAGCCGGGAGGCTACGGAATCCCTAGGCAGATGGAAGCTTCTTAGCAGAGCTGAAGAAGCTGGCCTTCTTGACTGTGCCAGTCTTCGCAAAATTGTCTTGTTTTGCAATAGACTCGATAACGTCGGCACGAGCAAAGGATTTCCGGAATGTTTGTTCAACATCGTCGGGTACTAAGGCGGCTGACACTGCATCGTGCATTATTCGATGCTGATCTCTCAAAGTGTAGCCAGTCATGTCAAACGTAGCAAGATATGCTTTCGCTTTGTTCAACATGGCCTTCAACGTTTTAATTCCGCCCTCTCTCAGGGGGAACGCGATGCGAAGGTAGTAGGTCAGGTCATCGTCCGCAACAAATGTGCGTGCGGCAACAATCTTCCTCTCCTTGCGACCAAAGGGTTTGACACCCTGTCTAACCTCCTCAGCTGCATATATGGGCTTATCACTGAGCTTTGTGCTCTTAGTTGCCATTGTTGCCTTGAGGCTAGCCCCTGCCGACTTAGGTAAGTCGCGCTTGGGGATTTGTTCCACTTCTGCTTTAGTGGAGTCGGCCCTGCACTCTCCCTTTTCAGGTGCCCTAAACGGTGGTGCATTCCTTCCTTTGGGAATGAAATCCCCAAAAGTCGGTGGTGGGGGTGGTCGACAATGCATTCTAACGTTGGGCTTTTGTGGCCCACGTTCGAACTTCCCACTTGGTGGTGGGGGTGACTTCCCACTTGGTGGTGGGGGTGGTCTGCACTGCATTCTAACCCTGGGTCTCGAACTGCTCACAGGTGTGGCAGTAGATGGCCCACGACCGGACTTTCCAGCCGGACTTGAGGGTTGTCTCCTTCTCAGTTCTGGAGATTTTTGTGGAGAGGCAGTGGGAGCAGAGGGTTTGCCCTTGCCAGTGGACTGCGAGCCTACACTCTTTGTTGTAGGCTGAGATGACCTTGGCAGGCGGGTTGACTGTTGATAACCACGCGTTGTACCAAGTTGGGCCTTTTGTTGTGGCCCTGTGGCAGCGGCGGACTTGGCGATTGAACTCTTGGAGCCAGTCCTTTTGACGACATTGATGCCGTAGGCTTTCAGAGTCTCCTCCATCTCTCGTACCCTTTTCAGGAGTGAGATGTTCTCCTTGTGCAGGAGCGCGGACTCTTGGGCGGGTTTCCGGGGCTGATTCCCGTAATTCCCCTTCCCCCAACCTCTCCTTGGGTACACACGCGATTGTCTGTGTGGACCTCTGGAGTTTCCCAAATTGGGGGGGTTGGGAAGGCTCTCGCCGAACTTAACGCTGCGTCGTTGTTTCCTGTTCGGGGATACATCACTCCCTTGGCCCGAAGGCCGCAAGGCTGGTTTAGGCGCTTGCTTACCTCTCATTTGCCCATGAGAGGGCGAGTGCACGCGAACACTCTCGCTTTGGGGGCGGCCAGCCACCTTGGAAGTGCCTGCCTTTGGAGCGGCCCTATTGCTAGGGACTCGCGCTCCTCCGGTGGATAACTTCCGTGGACTCGGAACCTCCTGACCGTTTCCCTTTTCAGGGTCCGCGGCTACGGCTAAAGTGGGTGTCTTTCCAGATT